CAAACTTAAGTAGGCTTTTTAAAAAATATACTTCTAGCTTGTTCATAATCAAATCTACATTCTGCAGGGTTATATTCTTGTGTTTTTATTCCATCTGGCGTTATATAAATTACTCTACAGGTAAATAGTGTAATAGATGGGTAGTTTTGATTTAGCAACGATACATAACCACCTATTTGTAGACTATGGTTTTTCTTTCTATATTTTACTTGTGTTTTAAAATCAGCCAGGCATAACATACCAGTTTCTTTATGTTGCAAAACTGCATCTAGACTACCTGCAATATCTCTTTTTCTATCTATCATTCTTAATTCATTTGCTACACATTCCCAAGTATCCCACATACGATAGTTTATTAAATGTTCTACCCATTCCTTATATTCTTTAGCATACGCTAGTGCTAGTGTTTTATCTTTCGTTTCGCACCATATCTGTACAGCCTCATGTATTATTGTGCCTCTGGCTGCAGCTTTTTCCATATTACTGCTAACAAAATCATTTTTTTTTATAACATCACTAACTGATCTAGCTACATAGCATTTACGTTTTAGATCGTAATACTTATGTGGTTCTGGATAAAATTTTACAAATGGATCTTGTATAAGAATATTTTTTACATTCATTTTTCTTGTTCATACATAACAGGATCAAAAGTAATTTTATTTGTCAGTAGGTTTTTATATTTTGGTATTTTATGTACTGGCATTGATGGTAATGCACCCATTTGTGTTCTTTTTATTCGTATCCATTTACCTGTACCTACTTGTCTTTCATAGCCCATAGAGTAAAACCAGTTATCTGGCGGTGTATCTAGATCTTGTGGCTGTATTAAACCCTTATTCACCATCTTTCTTAATGTCCTGATGGCACTACCTGCAAAAATTGGTTCCATTAAATTAATCTCCCATATTCGTCAAATTTTGCAATTTTTTGATTAGGGTGTTGTATTTCTTCTTGTACAAAACCAGATGAAGCTGATTTAGCTTTTGTAATTCTTAAAATATGCTCATAATTACTAATTTTAAGACCTTTCCATGTACCATCTAATATTCCTTGTTCAATTTGATCTTTAAGTACTTTTTCACCATATTTTTGTATAAATTTTCTATATTCTGTTAGTTGTTGTTTCCATGCCTGTAATGATTTACTACCTTTTTTAACTTTCCAAAAGTCTAATATTTCTTTTTCTAAATGTTTTAAATCATCAGGTACAATTTTTTCTTCTTTTTCTTTTTTATTAATTTTTTCTTTTTCTTCTGTATTTCTGTAGAATACCTAAAAGTATTAATTCATTTATAAACGCTTGTCTTGACAGGTGACTAGGCTGCAAACTTTTTATTTTTTCAGTAATGTTGTCATCTATTCGGGTACGTAATGGACTCATAATGGGTACTAAATGGATACTAATAGGGTTCAATATAGACCCTAACAGAACAATGTCAACAACCCTAGCACTATATATATTGTAAAAAAACTTTACATACACCATATATATGTTATCGTTACCACATAAGTCTAATTTATGCAATGTCATGTACATTAGCTGATAAGAATAGACGTAAAAAAATGCTAAGAAGTCAGTATATGATGGCAAGCAGTTTCAATCTAATTTAGAACTATATTGTTACAAACAACTAGAAGAAGCAAAGATACCGGTAGATTATGAGCAACACACATTTACTATATTTCCTGCTACTGTTTATCCACAAGCTTGTTATGAGGGTACAGCTAAAAAGTTATATAACAAAGGATCTAAAATTAGACCTATAACATATACACCTGACTTTGTAGATCCTGATGGTAAGTTTATTATAGAAACAAAAGGATATGCCAATGAGTCTTTTCCATTAAGGTGGAAGTTATTTAAAAAGCATCTTAAAGATGAGCAACATCGTTATGTATTGTTTATGCCTAGAAACAAAAAACAAGTTGACGAGGTTGTAGATATTATAAAACAACTATAGATTGAGGGGAGGTTAGTAATTTAATTAATAACTGAGCGGTTATACTTTGTGTGTGATTACAATTCCTCCCCTCTTTCTTTTTATTAGACTATGAAAAAGAAAAAAGCACTGTCTAAAAGACAACAGAAATTGTTAGCTAAAAAAATAATTGAATACTTTTTTAGTCATCCTTATGCTAATAGCACTAAAGAGATGGTAGAAAGATTTAATGTTCATAATGTTTTTATACGCAAAACAATAAGTAAAGAGCTAGAGCGTAGACTCAGCAATACAGATAGAATAAGAAAATTATAAATCAATTAAATATAAAATTATGAATTACGATGACTGGAAATTAAGTAACCCAATAGACGACGGTTACGGATACTCTATGGTAAGCAACTGTTGTGGTGCAAACTTATATTGTCATGACTTGACAGATGAGTGTGATATTTGCTCAGAATGCAAAGAACATTGTGAGCCTATAGAAGATTATGAATACGAAGCTGCTAGAAAAGAAGCTTATGCTGAGATGATGGCAGACGGAGAAAGAGATGAGAGATGATAGATAAGGTCACCAGAAAGTCTATGCTTATTAGACCTTCAGGTAGATCTACAGATTTTATTAGTCCAAGCTTTGGTTATGGCTGTTTGTATAACTGTTCTTATTGTTATATGAAAAGACATAAAGATAAAGGTCTTACTATAGCAACTAACACAGGAGATATACTTACAGCTATAAATAACCATGCATACTTTACACCTGTAGATAAACCTAATCAGACACACGCAGAGTACACAACATACGATATAAGCTGCAATGAGGATTTTGCTCTGCATGCAAAACACCATCAGTGGGAAAAGATATTTGAATTCTTTAGAGATCATCCCATTGCTATGGGTAGTTTTGCTACAAAATATGTAAATCCTAAACTAACCTCATTTGACCCGCAAGGTAAAGTGCGTATAAGATACAGTCTTATGCCACAGCACAAGTCAGACCTACATGAACCAAGCACTTCTAAGATTATAGATAGAATAAAAGCTATCGATGCATTTATAGATGCTGGTTATGATGTGCATATAAATTTTAGTCCTGTTATAGTATACGATGGATGGCTAGAAGACTATGCAGATCTATTTAATATGGTAAATGATTATGTGCAATATAAAGACCAAGTGTTATCAGAGGTTATATTTCTTACACACAACTTTAAGAAACATGTTGTTAACCTAGCAAGGCATCCTGAAACAGAAATAGATCTGTGGGTTGCTGAAAGACAGGAAACAAAAGTTTCACAGTATGGTGGAGAAAATACTAGATACAAACTCAGTCTAAAATCTGAGTATATAAGACAATTCAAACAATTACATAACCAAATCATACCTTGGAATACAATTAGGTATATATTTTAAATTAAACATGAGAACAATACAAGATCAACTCTCCCGGGTATCAAAGACTTTGATATTCACGGAGCCTTTCTACGGTATCTTTCTTATTGGATTACAAAAAGAATTCACTAAGAGTTGTGCTACTGCAGGTGTAGGAAAACACGGTATAGGAATGCGGCTTGTTATAAATCCGGACTTCTTTGCAGAACTTAGTGAGCCACATCAACATGGCTTGCTAAAACACGAGCTATTACACATAGCTTTTGGTCATCTTATAATGGCAGATAGATACCCTAATAAAAAGCTGTTTAATATTGCGGCAGATATAGAAATCAACCAATATATTGATGATGACATGCTCCCGCCAGGTGGCTTAAAGTTAACCTCTTTCCCTGGTATACACTTACCAAGAAAAGCAGGTACAGATAAGTATTATAAATTACTAGAGCAAGAATGTGATGAGAGTGGTAATAGTAGTAATGATGCATTACAATCTATTCTAGATCAGATGGACGGAGATAGTCAGTATGATCATAAGTTATGGGATGAGGTTGCGGACCTTCCTGAAGCAGAGAAGAAGTTGGTGCAAAAACAATATGAGCATCAAATGAAGCAGACTGCAGAAGAGATACAGAAGAAGCACGGTACATTGCCGGGGGAACTTGCAGAGATTATCGAGAGACTATTTAAGGTAGAACCTCCTAAGTTCAATTGGAAACAGTATCTTAAGAGGTTTATTAGCAACGCATCTAAAGTCTATACTAAAAAGCTGCGTAGAAAGTATAACAAAAGATACTCAGGGAATCCGGGTCTTAAGATAAAACACAGGAATCATGTTCTTGTAGGTGTTGATACTTCAGGGTCCGTTAGCAGCAAAGAACTAGTAGAGTTTATGAATGAGCTAGTACACATGCATAGAACTGGTAATAAAATAACAGTTGCACAGTTTGACACACAACTGACTAGTGTAGAGGAGTTTAATCCTAAAAAACATTGGGAAATAAAAGGTAGAGGTGGTACATGCTTTCAGCCTGTTACAGATCATTACAATGACCCTAAGAATAGATACTCTGCTTTTATATGTCTTACTGATGGTGAGGCTCCTAACCCGGACAATTGTCCAAAGAACGCATTGTGGGTGCATAGCTCACGTTCTAGAATCAACGAAGAGTTGACTGGAATTAAAATTCAATTAAATTAATCAATTAAACAATATAATTATGAACCAAGTAAATTTAAACATTGATGAGCTACAGGATTTTGTAGATCATATTATTACAAACAACCGTGCACTGCAAGCACAAGGCAAAAAGCCTGTAGCAGTGGAGGTTGTAGGTGAGTCTGGTATTGGAAAGACTACATCTATTATGGACATGTCTAGGGCCCACAATCTAGACTTTGTAAAACTAAACCTAGCACAGATTGAGGAGTTAGGTGACCTTGTAGGTTTCCCTATAAAACAGTTCCAAATGTGGACTACAAAAGATGGTAAGAAGATAGGTAAGTGGGTTGATGAGGTAGCAGTAAAAGATTAC